GGTTTTGTTTTGTATCTCATTCTTCTACCTCCGTCATTTCTTTTACAAGGTCGTCGATATTGTCCTCAATTTCTGAGCACTCAAACGTACCGCCGTCAGTATTAAAGCCATCTTTGAGCATTTCCGCAAATTCTATTATTGCATTTGAACGCTCTTTGAAAATCAAATTTGATATATCTTTGTTTTTATCCTCAAGCATTCGTTCAGTTATGTCTAAGTTATTTTGTGCGGTTGCTACATCATCTTCAAGTAGCTTTATAACGCCTTTGTATCTCTCAATCTCTGCCTTTTGATGATTGATAATGTCATTCAACGTTTGCGTGTTTGAATCTGTCATTTTTTTATTCCTCTCTTTCTCAATAACATAGCTTGACTTCTTTATGTATTTCGTCAATGTCAATATCTACAAGAGAATAATCAGTTATATCGCTGTCGACCAAAACTTCAAAATCTTCGTAACCGTCCTCGATAAGGCTTTCTAAACTGTTGTATAGTTCCCTTACTGTCATATTACATCACTCCAATCCAATGCTTGCCCGCATTCAACGCAAAGTTTATCGCCGAATAGTATATATTTACTATCGCCACAATTAGGGCAATGACTCAATCCACTTTCTTCGTCAATAATTATTTTCATCGGAATATCTTTTTGCTCATACTCATACAACTTCTCTACCGCCTTTTTCATCGGCTCAAAATTTTTAATTTCTCTGTCTATGGTTTCTTGTGCCACAGGCGAAAACTTTTCCGCATTTAGCGTTATAAATCCGTTTTTATATTTTTTTGTCAACATTTTTATCTTCCTCCAACAGTGCCGTAAGCAACAGCAAATAATTTATACTGTCACCTATCTTTTCAGCCCACATTCCTTTTGATATTGCCTTGCCTTGCTCGTAATCGTCAATCAAATCGTACACGCTGACAGTATGTTTTGCCATCATACCGCCTAACGCTTTAACAGGTGTGCATTTCTGCAATTCGCCTGCTACCTTGAAATTATGCAGCCTATCATCAGTTGCGTATTCGTCCGCCTTATTACATAAAACAGCTTTACATATTTCTATGCGTTCGTTTATAACTTCTTCAAATTGTTCTGTTCTCATTCTTCTACCTCCGTTATTTCTTTTACAAGGTCGTCAATATTGTCCTCGATTTCTGAACACTCAAACGCTTCTGCACCGAGAGCAACAAATGTGCTTTTGAGTGTTTCCGCAAACTCTGTTACCGCATTTGCACGCTCTTTGAAAATCAAAGTGGATATGTCTTTATTTTTTTCTTCAAGCAACATTTCCGTTACTTCCGTTTCTTTTTTGCGCTTGCTACATCATCTTCAAGTAGCTTTATGACACCTTTGTATCTCTCAATCTCTGATTTTAGCTCTTGTGTATAGTGTTCAAAGGCTTGTTTTGCTCTGTATACTGTGATTAATGGTTGTTGATTCGTGTATATTCCTTCTGCGTCCAAAAAAGAATATATCATTAAAAATTCTTCAGCCGTTTTCGGGAAACTCATATTCTCTCCCATTCTTCTGCTCCTCCTTTGAATATTGGTTTATACTTTTCGTCTATCGGTGTGTTATACAATCCGCACGCCTCGTATTTGCCATACCAATTTGTGTTTGCCTCTCTTGTGATACCGTATCCTCGACACTTGCAATGACGTTTTCCGTCGTCTGTAATCGTTATAAAATTACAGCAGTTACGGCATAGCACACCCTCTAATTCGCCATACTCTCGGTACATAGCACCGATTTTAATTCTCTTTTTCTTTGCCATTTTCTTCCTCCTTAAAATTGCTCACCACTTTTATAATTCTTATAACCACTTTCATAATAGTTTCATTTTCTGTGCAATTACTGCTATATCCAGTATGCAGTAATGCACTTGCTCTACCCATTTCATAATAATGAGCCATAAAATTCATGTTAAAAAACGAATTTTTTTCCGGAAATTGATTAAACATTTTTAATCTGATTTCTGCTTGCTCGAGCATTATATCTTGAACTGCCTCTTTTGCGTCTTTCGAGTTGCGGATCGAGGCGATGCAAAGGTCTATAAATTTTAATTTATTAAAATCTAAATTTTCTGTTTTTGCTTCGCCTAAATATTCTTTGAATATCTTGCGAATAATATCATCGAAATCATACGGCAAACGCGTATTCATTTCTATTTCCACGCCCATTGGTAATTTAATAGTCATTGTCTTATTCCTCCTTATTGCTCATTTTGTGGAATATTTTATTCTCGTTTTTTCTTCTGAAAATTTTTTGTTGAATGTATCAGGGTATGCCGCCACACCGTTCCAATCATCATACTTAACTTGTTCCTGCTCTCCGTTACATTCAAAAACAAGATTAGCTCTCGCTTCATAACCATCATCGCTTATTCTTTGCTTACTGCATACATACCATTTTGCAAATTTCTCTCTTGGGAAATGATTTTCTCTCAGAAAATATTTTCCCGTTCCAATT